CAAATAAATTAGCGTTAAGTTCAAAGTTTGAGTATAAAAGGTAGTTCCGTTTTCTCTACTACTTGTAACAGTAGTTTCTAAACTTGAATTTCCTTTTACATCATATTGATACCATTTTGGTACAGGGCTATTTGGATCGATAGTAGCCTCTTTTGTTATAGGATCTACTATAATATCATCAATAGAACCATAGTTAGCAAAATATACCTTTTTTATTCCACCGAAAGCAGCTTTACAAGGTATGATTCTTCCTGTTGTTAATGTACAACTCATTGTTTTTATGTTTTAAATAAAAAAAGGGCAAGTAGATATATTTCTACCTACCCTAATTTATTGGTTAATTAATTAATTATGCGTAAGATACTATATCTTCAGCTATACCGAATTGAACTCCACTTGTAAAACGCATTACCATTCTTACATTGTTTGATCCATCCAAATCTTTCATATCCAAAACTTTCACCTCTTGGGTATTATTCAATAATCCTGTTCCAAAATATAAGTTGCTTTTCTGTGCAGCATACATTTTGTCATCTGATAATCCTGTTCCAACAAAAATCTTAACTCCATTTACAGTTAATGATCCGTTATTCCACCATTGTGTTCCCATTCCGTTCACACCATTCGCTCCAAGTCCTGCTGCTCCAAATCCACCTAATGCTTGAACATAAAGTTTAGCTGCTTTAGAAGAGATGTATAAGAATAAATCTTCTTTTCCATAAACTGTGTTAGGAATAGCTGCTACAACATCAGATAATTTTTCAATGATGTTACCTGCTGTTAAAGGTGCTGAAACTAGAGCTTGTGCTGCAGGAATATCCCCTGCTGTAACGGCAGCTGCGATCAACTTTTCAAAACCATCAAATGAATTGTTAGTTCCTGCTGTTGTATCACCTTGCCAAATATTAAATTCTGTATTTTGAGCAACCTCAGCTGCAACGTGTGCAATTAAAAAGTCAGAAAATTTAGGTGGCAAAGCCTGTCCTAAACCATATCCCATTTGCTGAGATTCCCAATCGTTTACAAAGTCATACTTACATAACTGTAAATTTACTTGCAATTCTTTAGGCTCAATAATTCTTTCAGTTAAGTCTATATCTGATGTAGGTACGAAATCACAACCTGCAGCAGTAACTAAGGAAGTTGTTGATAATTTCTTAATTACTTCTTTGTAAGAAATATTTGATTTTACTGATATACCACCATCATCAATAGTAGACGCCTTTAAAAGTGCAGCAGCGATATACTCACCTGCAAATTCACCTGCGTAAGTTGTGCTGATTGTTACATCAGTAGCTAGATTTACTTTTTTTAAATTACTCATTTTTTGTTTATTTTAATTTTTAATTGTTGATTTTACTTATTTGTGCCATTACCTTGTCTAAGGTTGTTTCAAATTTACCTTTTCCAAATTCAACCCTTTTTGTTTGTTTGGTTTCTGCTTCAGGATTGTGTTTAATAGGTTTTACAGCAGCTTCTGATAATTCCTCTTTAACTTGCTCAGTTACTTCCTTCAAGTCCTCTGAAAACTCTTCTTTTACTGTCCTAGATTTTAAAGGTGCTTGGGTATCATTAGACATCTCTTCTTTAGGTTCTAACATAGCTTTGATTTCTTCAATCATATTCTTAACTTCTGCTAGTTCCTCTTTAGTCGCATAACCCATTTCCTCTTTCTTTTCTTCTTTATCCTCTCCTAGATCTTCAGTTTCCTCTTCAGCTGCCTCTTCTTTAGCAGGTACTTCATCAGATACCTCACGAACATCTGCAATAGTACCTTCCTCTTCAACTACTACTAATCTTCCATCTTCAAGTAAATATTCTCCGACAGGCATTGCTACCTTTTCGTCATCTGTTACTATAAAGATCTCTTTACCTTTTTCAAATGATTCTGCTGTAATAACAGTTCCATTTTCTAACTTGGTTTCTTCAAGTTTTACTTCCATATTTAGAAGTGTTTTAATTTGATTTAACATTTCGGTTGATTTCATATTATTTATATAACGATTACTAATTAATTTTTTGCATTTTGGTTATTATTTAAGGTGTACAGTTTGTGAAATTAGGCTTAGGCAGATTCCAATTAGGTGTGCTATTGCTAAAATCGAAACAATTTGATACATTAACTACGTCCCAAGAACTTAAATCTTGATTGAAATTTGATGCAAATGAAAACATATAAGCCATATTATTTACATTCCCTGTAATCCAAGATCCTATATCTTGATTGAATAAAAATGCTCCTTGAAACATTCCATACATATTAGTCACATTACTTACGTCTAAAAATCCCATAGGTTGGTCAAAAGCTAATGCGCCTTGAAACATACCTTCCATAGTTATTACGCTTCCTGTATTCCAAGAGCTAATATCCTGATTAAAGTTTTCGTTATCATAAAACATATAAGCCATAGTAGTAACCTGACTCACATTCCAATTAGATATATCTCCGTTAAAATTAGTTTCTGAAAATGCCTCACGCATATTTGTTACTTGGCTTACGTCCCAATCCTGTATCTTTCCGTAAGGAACTAAATCATAATCACCGTTAGGATCTTCTGCTAATATGTCGGTTATAGCTTGGTTAAAAGTTGCATCGGTTAAAGGTGTGTTTACAGGTGCAGGTGCTATGCCTGTAATGTTTCCTATACCCTGAGATCTTATATCTCCATCGCAACAGCTTATTGAGTAAGTGTTAGTGTCCCAACATAAACAGGCTCTAGAACTTCCTTTAGGACTTGTTCGACTTCCTATGTATATTCCTTTATTTTTCCTCACTTGACAAGATTTCAATTATTTTTAATAATGTCTCTTTATCACTTTGACTTGACATATCTTCTTTAACCTCTTCTTTAGGTGATTCCATTTTGTCTGCAAAGTAACCCTCAATAGAAAAACCCTTAACTTTATTTGTTCTAACGTATTCATTCCAAATCTCTTCATTATTAACTTTGACTGCGCCCATCCAAGTTCCAACAGGTACGTTCAATCCGTACTTCCTAGACTTGTCTTGTACCTCATCTTCAACGATCCAAGATTCTACCAAAGTCAAACCTTTTAAATCTTTTGAGTGTTCTAAGGTTGAATTGTTTTGATAACCATTTCTTAAATACATTTGTGATGCTTTTGAAATAGTATCTTTAGAAAAGAATATGTAGTAATCTCCTTCCTCGTTTTTTCTGTAAATCGGTTTGTTAGGGATCAATAAAGCTCCAAGCAAAATTCTTTTTTCTTTGTCTATTTCTGCCAACTTAATTTCCTCACCTTTTAAGGCTACAAAATCTGATTCTATTGCAGGACTTTCGACTATTGAAATTGCCTCTATTCCACTTTCCTCTTGTTCCTCGTCTAATATTAATTCAACTATTCTCATAATTATATAACGTTTATTTTTTTATTTTTTGCATTTACCCAATCGTTGCACCTTGTACAATATTTCTGTCTAGCTCCTGTCCTGTTGTTACTTCACTAGAAACTACAAACGCTTGTATTGGCTGTTGTGATTGACCACCTATTGCATTTGCAAGTTGATTAGTCTGTGAAGCTCCTACTGTATTAAACTCAGGTGGTAATGACTCTACATCAGGTGCAGTTGGTGGCGCACTTGCGCTAACTGTTGGTGGTGCATCAATAGTTGGACTAGGTGCTGAAACACCAATCTTTGATGTAGCTTGTTTAGATGTTTTCATTGCACCTTTAATAGCTGATACAATACCTATTGCCTGAGCAGCATACCCTAAAATTAATGGTACGTTTAAAGGAAATGGAGCTGCACTTGCAGCTTTTGCAGCACCTGTTGATACATCTACACCTGCTTCAGATGCCTTAACAACTGACTTAGTTGCAGACTGTTTAGCAGTAAATAAAGTACCCTTTAACTCCATTATCATTTCTTTAGCTTGTAATAATTGTTTAGCTACCAAAATGGCTTTTCCTAAGTTAGACTCTGCACCTGCTATCGTAATCGCATCTGCAAATGCTTTTTCTTTGGCAGCTGTTTTTTCCTGTTCTAATCTTATCTGTTCCTGTGCTAGTTTCTCATCTTCAGCAAGTGTTTTATCTTTTCGTTCTTTATCTTTTAAAGCAAGTGCATCTTTCCTTTCTTGATCTGTTAAATCAAAAGCATCTTGTTTTTCTTTAAGCAGTACATCTCTAGCCTCTTTTAACGCATCTGTATTGATGTTATTTTCTTCAGCTTGTAATATTAAAGCATCATATTGTTCTTGTATTTTTAATAATTCTAAAGCTCTTTGCTCATCCTCTGTAACAGCTTCTGCATCTCTTAATGTTTTTTTGAAATTCGCTAACTCTAATTCAGCAGCTTTTTCTTCAGCTTTGAATCCAATTATCTGACTTGTTATTTCTCTAGCTTTATTAAGTTTAGCAGTTTCTAAAGTTATTAATTGAGCTTTTAAGTTAGCTTCCTCTTCAAGATCTTCTTTGGTTGAAAGACCTAACGCATTTTCTTGCTCTTTAGCTTGTAATCTTAAACTAGCTGCTGCTATTTCTTTATTGGTAATCTCTTCTTCTAACGCACCTGCTTCTTTTAAGAACTCTATTCTCTCTTGTAGATCGAACTTTTCTTTATCTATTGCTTTTCCTAACAACTCAGCTCTATCTCTATCGGCTTTTGCTCTTTCTACTATAAGACCTCTTTCTAATTTATCTGCTGCAGCTCTTTGATCAGCGATTTTTGCAGCTGCTTTACCTTCCTCTAAGATTTCTTTAGTTAGCTCTTTGGTGCTTTTGATTAGTGCATCTGTAAGAATTACAGCAGGATTTAAAGCCTTGTTTAAACCAACGATACCTTTTCCTGCATCTTCTAATGCTCCTGAAAAATCTCCTTTAAAAAGCTTACTTATTGCAGAACCCATAAAGCCAAGACTTTCAACAGCCTTATCAACCTTGTCCATTACGAACTCCTTAATAGACTTTCCAAAACCCTTTAGTGTTTCTATTGGATTCGTAAATAAGTTTATTAAACCCTCTCCTAGTGATGCTAAACGATCTGTAAATACAGAAACAGTAGCACCAAGAATACCCATTATTTTATTCCACTTGTTTTGTCCTGCCTCAGACGATGTAAATGCAGCTGATAATGATGTCAATGCAATTAGTAATGCGCCAATTCCTGTTCCTATGATCGCAACCTTCATTAAGTTGAACCCTTTAGTAGCTCCACCGATCGTTTGCGTTAGGTTTTTAAAGCCTGAAACAGCTCCACCTGTCTTTTGGTCTATAACTCCAATTACTCCACTATAATCGGCTGCATTCTCTGTTGATTCTTTTAACTCTTCATTTGCCTGTTTTCGTTCTTTGGTTACATCTTTTAATCCTTTCTTTTCTAAACGTAACGCATCTTTAGTTTTCTGAATCTTTTTGTTAAGACTATCTCTTGCTGCTAAATTAGTTTTAGAGGTTTTCTTTAGCTGAGTCTCGTAATCAAATAGATCATCTTCAAGACCTTCTATAAGATCAGTCTGTGCTTCAAAAGAACTGTTTAATTCATCAACGTTTTTCTGAGCAGTTGCTGTATCAATTTTTAAACTATATTCCTTTACTACCATTTCTCACCTGTTTTTTTATTAATCTTGCTGAACCCTTTAATGTTTTTGGTAAAGCGTTTTTACCCTGAGCAATCCTGATATTTTCTGTTTCGCCATTTACTACCTGAAGCAAGTCTATTATATTTTTTATCATAATTATTTTTTTATAATGGTACGTCTATAAAATTAACTGAGGAGTTCAGACCTTGTAAAATTGAATAAACCCCACATCTGTAAGTTTGTTGTCCTTGCAAATTACTATAAGTATAAGTTGTAGTGGTACTGCTAACTGTATCGTATTGACTTTGATCTAAGTCTATTCCAATATTGTCTATTTGTCCAATAGGTAAATCCCAAGCAATAGTAATAGAATTTTGCGTAGTTCCTGTTACTCTTAAATTGCTAGGAGGTAGTAAATTTGAAGGAGGTGGAATTGTACCTTGACCACCTTTATAAACCCTGTTCAATAATTCCAACTTACTCTTACCACTTTGTAAATTTGTAGTAACTGAATTTATAATATATTCTTTTTGGTTTATTGTGAATACATCGTTTAGTTTGAAATTATATAAAATTCTCAAAGGCAAATAAGCCTCTACTTTTGTTATTCTCCTGCTTTGATTAAATACTGCAATTATGTATTCGCTATGAAAGTTATTAAATAAGGTTTCGTTAAAATTACTACCACCTGTCCACTCGTTTATTTCAAGGTTAAAATTGATGTTTTCTGTTCCGTTACCTGTGCTTAAATATACACTATTGGATGGAACGTTATAGGAATCTAAACGAAATTTTAAGCTATCGCTTTCCATAAAACTTATTCTAGTATTTGTGCCAATATCAACAGGTATAAATTCTGAGTAAAATATAAGAGGTTTTCCAATATAAGCTTGTTGGCTTTCGTTTACAGAATAACCCCATTGCACCGTAGTAAGATTGTTATTTGCTGCATCTATTAAACGCTCAAATTTCATATGCTCAAAAGGTACTGAAACCTTATAAACTTTTGTTGAAGCATTATAATTCTGACCACCTTGTCCATCTGAACTTGTACCACCAATATACTTTAATGTTCCCCATCCTGATCCTGATAATTGTTCGTGCTGTTTTGCAAGATATGTTCCTAAGCCTTCATACTCGTAAATAATTTCTTTATACGGTAAAGCTACATTTACTTGACTTTGATTAACATTAACAAATTCTGATATGTCGTATTTAACAGGTGCATCGTTTCCATCTATGTCTGCTGAGGTGTAATAGCTGTAATCTGCTGTTCCAAATTTAGCCTCTAAAGGTCTAACCACGATTGTCCCTGAGTCATTTACATACGCTACTAGATTAAATTGTTTGAATAATCCTGTTAAAAAAGACATTATTGATACATCAGGTATCTGCTCCGAAACCACAAACGTAAACTGCTTTTGAACTGTAACCCCTTGATTTAAAAGTAGTGTATCAGTATAAGGTACATAACCTGTTCCACTTGTCTGCGTAAATCCATAAACTCTTACTTCTACATTTGTAAATGTGATAATCTCTGAATGCTGAACGCTTATAACATACTGACCATCTCCAACTAAAGCAGGGTTTTGATTAAAGCTAAAAGATCCTGTTACGGTAAAAGGTGTTGTATAAATAACTGTACCATTTAATGAAATTACAAGTCTGTAAGGATCAGTTGTATTTAGAGTTGTAAACTCGACATCCCATTGTGTTATTCCATTTGGCTGATTTACATAAAAGCTAGGGATATAAAACCCTTGACCTGATGGTACAACTGCAACAGGGTTCACTATACTCCATCCTGTAATTGGTGAGGTATAACTTGTTACTTGTGTAGCAGGTTGTACATCTCCACTCTTTCTGTGCAACCACATATACAAGTTGTAAAACTCAGGATTGTTTACATTAAAAAAGTCTCTTGAAAATTGTATAGGAAATTCATAGCCATTTGCTGCGCTATACCTTTCTTCTATCTGTTCAATAATAGCATATAATCTAATAGCATATTTTAACTGATTCCAATATACACCGTGCATATTTGTACTACTACCTCCTCCACCTGTATGATAAAAAAGATTACCATCTCCGTTTATATGTGTAACGCTATCATAATAAAGTCTTTGCGTATGTGTTATTAAAGGGACTATTATATTTTCATTGACTCCTGTTCCTGTTGAGGTTTTATTCTTAGATAAAAATTCCTTTATTTCATCAGGACTGTATGTAAGATCGTAGTCTGATCCACTAAACGGTAAAGCTCCTAATTTGTCCTCGCCTAAAACATCAGGTAATTCAACTGTATTTCCAAAAAAGGTTATTCTGTATATGTAAGGTACATTGTTTCTTAAATCGACTCCTTCTAGCCTTATACGACCTGTCTTGTAAGGGATTGAATTAAGTTGTATCTCAGCAGCTTTTTTTAACCTCGCATCAAACCCATCTACAATATCGTAATTATAGAAATGCTTAAAGATCTTGTTATTAATCTTACTTGCAGGTAACGAGAATGTTTTTGTAAATGAGGTAAATATTTTACTTATATCTTTTACGTTTTGAATTGTCTGCGTAATAGAAACCGTTTCATCTTTGAATAAATCAATCCTGTTACCTTCAATGTATAATTGTAGCTGCTGCATCTATCTTATGTTGTTTATGTAGTCAAACGCATCTTCAAACTGTATTGTGTAATTGATTAATTGATCGTTTAAGCTTGTTTTTAATGACATTGATGATGACTTAACTCTTACAGGTATCGTTATCTGTGAAGCAGGATTTTGCCTTCTGAAAACTTTCATCCATACATACTCGCTTAATAGTAACTGCTCAAAATATTCTACTGCCCATTCAGGGTAATAGCCTGAACTCAATGTATAAGTTTTTTTAGCTTGTGTATTAAATGTTTTTACAGGCGCATCTTCTAACTGATAATAAGGATCTATATCCTCTTGCGTTAAAATTGTGTTAGACTTATAAGAGTCATTTTTTCTGCTAATGTTTTGAACCTCTTTTAATGAAAACCAAAGATCCTGTTGCGCACCGTATTTATTTATGAAAATAATTTTCCTACCATTTCCGTACTTACTGCAATTAATTCTAGTTATTTTTAATTCTTCGTCTATATTACTAGCTTGATAACTTGTAGCAGTAGGAGAAATGTAATGAGTTACCCCTAAACCAAATGCATCCATTCCTGCTACAAAACTCGGTTCATCATTCGGCAGAAATATCTCAAATTTATTATTTGAATAAGATGTTGAATCTGCAGCTAGTAACCAAGTACCGTTTGAAATAGATCTATAAACAGGATTGAGAGGATTAGCTCCGTCTTGATAAGTTCCATAAGCCTCAAAACCTGCGTCAAAATAATTTGTGTTACCACCAAATTGGTTACCTGTTCCGTTATAATCGTCAAAGTTTGTTAATACACTAATTATGTTAATTGATTGTGGAAAGTTACTACTTGTATAAGTAATATTTAAATAGTCTCTTGCTAATTCTGAAATATCAAAGGTTGCATAACCTTGTCCATCTACCTTGTTTTTTGCTATTGTATATCTTAGCGTATTATTAATAAGAAGATAAAGAACAGTTGATTTAACGTTCACATTACTTACATTCTTGCTTTTTAATTGTGGGTTTCTTAAACAAATATTTGGCATTTTTTTTATTTTTTTATTCCTAGTATTATTGTGTTTTCAACGTCTAATGCAAATGCGTTTACTAGATCATCTCCTATTCTTTTTACTCCTCTTTCAAAAGGCTTTGAAAAAAACTGATTACCTTTTAATCCCTGTGCATAAATACTTTTCTGTAACCAAAATCCCATAGACCTGTATGATCCTACCTTAAACTGTCCCCCACCTTTACTTCCTTTCTTTACTCTGAATCTTACTCCTTTTTTCTTTGCCCAAGTTACTAACATATCAAGAGGTGGCATCTTTGACTTATAAGAGAATTTACTTGTAGGTGCTTTCTGAACTCCTTTCCTACCTGTCTTTGGATTGTCAATCAAACTCGGATTTGCACCCTTTACACCTTCATCTACAAATATCCCATAATCTTCCATATTAAAAAACAATAAGACTGCATCATCTTCAATATCAATTTCATAACTCAAAGACTCGTACAATTTACCTTTCTTATCATCCTGTGTAAGATTAGTTCTAGCTTGTTGTATTACATATTTACCAAACCTATTTAACTCTGCTTCAAGTTCATTGTATTCCATTAGCAAATATTAATATCGTTATAAATCATAATGTTTATATCTGCTGTCCATCCTGCTAATTGGTTTTCAAACCTATCGTAAAAAGGTGTTACATTTGGATTACCATTTAATTGATACATATCCTGATGTAGTTGTCCCATCCTTAACCTTCCTATAAGCCTGTTTAAGACTCCTAGTTGAGTGTTTAAAATATCTTGGAGGTTGTTGTTACCTTCAAATCTATCTACCGTTAGATCCTTTGATTGATCTACAATATCACAAGCTAATACGCTAACATTAAAATCTAAAACGTTTTCTTCAACTGTAACGCTGTTTACAATTATATGACCTATCGGAAATATATCCTGTTTGTAAAGATTAACATCGCTGATATCTCCTGTACTTACGTTATTTATGTTCTGATCTTTTAATAGCTCGTTCTTAATCGTTTCTGTTAATTGATAAAAACCTCTTATTCCTTGATTGCTCATTTAAAATTCTTTTTAATCTGTTTAGCTTCCATTTCGTTTTTGTCTTTCATAAATGATAACATAAGAAAGCATTTGTGCATTTCTAATTTAGTGATATCTTCAAATCTCCTAATGTCTCCGTTAGCGAGTCCATAAACTGACTGATACCATCCCCACTTTTTTGAGAATTGAGATACTGAGTCAAGGCTGTTGTTTGATCCTGCTCCAAAGAGTTCATCATAACTTGCGACAATTCTAGTCCTAAATTCCACAAAAAAAAAATTGCAGACATAACTGCATCCATAGGCATATCCAATAAATTATTGTAAGTATCTATGTTGTAATCTTCTATTGAGTATTTGTCTTTTAGCTTAACGATAACAGGTCTATAAAGAACATTCATAGCTCTTTCCATATTATCCCAATCTGAGATATAGCTATCAAGATCAATATATTCCCCTAACGTTAATTCGTCTAACTCAGGATGGAAACCATATTCTATTTTTCCTAATTTGAATTTACTAACTAATGCAGGTTTCTGATTAAATAATTCACTTATTATATTTAAGATCTGCTCTGAATCTTTTATGTGTAAACGCATAACCTCATCAAGTTTAGCTCCACAAAAAATTTGGATCATTTTTGCATCTAAGAACCTATCGCCTTCATTATCTTTGAGAACTTCTAAATACTTTTTGTATTGCCTTAAAGTAATCTCGCTTAACCGAGTAGGGATGTCTAAATTTATTTTCATATTTATATAACGTATTTAATTCTACATTTTGTAATACGCAATATAATAAAAAAAAGTATTAGTGAACAGCGTAAGATCCGTAATTCGGTCTGCTCAATTTATTTACTACACTATAACGCAAGGCATCAAGCGAGTGATTCCAAGCATCTAATGGTTTATTTGTTACCTGTCCGTTTTTATCTTCTACATATTTATAATTTCGTAACTCCTTAATCATATTTATGCTATCCTTAGTAACGTGCAATTTATATCTTCTAATCATATCAATACCAATGTTTATAGCTCCTTTAAAAGTTGGCTTTACATTGTACCCCATTCTGTGTAGTTCTTCTATTGACTTAGGTTCTGCTGAATCTGCAAAGATCTCATCTCTTCTATCTAGTTGCAATCGTTTAAATTGGTTTCCAATATCCTGATTTGTCATACCTGTTCTATACAGCATTTCTTTAACATACATATTTGTACCTTCTATGTAAGTTGCAACTAACGCTGTGCTATCGTTGGAGTAACCAAAATCTAATCCGTAACTTACAAACTTAGCTGTCTCAGGTATCGAATCGCATACCCTGTGATTAAATACTAAAGATCTCGATGCACCTCGTTCTCCTAATCCGTAAACCTTCCAATATTGCTCATCTGTATCTCTAAGCCTTTCTATCTCTTTTATAAGAGCTTTTCCTAAAAATGGATTATCCTTATAGGTTGTAACATAAAACTCCACATCGTCTCTCGTAAGCACCTTGTCGTAGATCCAATGAAACTCTTCTGAAGGATTGTAGTCAATTACTATTCTTTCAGTAGTTCTAAATATTAATTGTTGCCAATCTTCGTAGTGTAATTCGTTAGCTTCATTTACAAATAGAAAATCCCTTTTACGACCTCTAATTTTCTGAGGCATATCTAGTGATGTAAATTCAACTACATTACCGTTTATTCTGTACTCGCTATTTGACTTACTGTGTAACTCTTCAAAATATAAATCATTAGCTTTTAGTATTTCGAAAAAATCCCTTAGAGCTGTTCCTCTTAATGCAGGAAATGATTTCCTAGCGATGGTTATAATCTTACCTGTATTGTTGTTACAATAACTGAATATGATCCATAACAGGATGTTGTATGTCTTACCTGATCTTGTTCCACCCTGCTCAACTACAATTTTAGCTTTGGATTCTTCTAAGTGATCCCAAACAACATTACTCCTGATCTCCTTCGTCAAGTTCATCTACACTCTTTATAACTTTAACTGTAAACATTTTTTCTCCATCTGCTCCTGTTATTTCTTGTCTCTCAACATAACCTCTTTTTTTACCTTTAGTTTTTAAGTAAAATATTGTAGCAGTTGTATTTCCATCTTGGATGTTTTTCATTAATGATGCCTCTGCAAAGTCTATGGATCGTTCTAAGCAATCTTTTATGTCTTGGGCATATTGTGGATCATCCTTCATCCAATTATAATGTGTATTCCTGTTTATACCAACCTGATCAGTAGATCCTGATATATTACCTAAGCTACTCTTCATAGCTTTTATCATTAAATCTTTTTTAGCTGTCGTGCTTAAAGCTTCTTTTTTTTCCATCCTTTTTTATAGTTGTCGCATTTTGCTTAATTTATACCTCAAATTCGTGATAACAATATGGGCAAATACATTCGGTAGTTTCCTCTTCTTTGTCTATCGGATCAAGATCCACAGGTGTAACAAAATTTGTAGGAACTTTAACTTCTACTTCAGGAAATGCGTATGCCATTAAGTTATCGTCTTGCACATACTTTGATAGTTGCTCGTATTTAGCCTCTACATCAAGTTTAGTGAACTCTGCAACTGTGTTGTCTGCTATTCGATATTCTTTTATTTTGCGTTCGCTGAGACCTCTTAAAACGATTACAGGTACTTTAGCTAATCCTAATTTCTTTGCAGCAGCGAAACGTGAATGTCCTGTTACAATTACATAATCTTCATCTACATCAATAGGAACTAAAAACCCATAAGTATCTATTGCCTTTTCTAGCATCAATATACTTTTAGCATTTAGTCTCGGATTGTTATGGTAAGGCTTTATCTTTAATAAACTAACCTCTTCTATTTCTCTATTCATATCTTAGTAAACTCTTATCTTAAAATCCCTAGAACATTTAGGGCATTGTACTATTGCTTCATTATCGTTATTCGATTCTTTGTTTCCAAACTTAGTTTCTTGCTTTTGTTTAGCTTTCTCTAAGGTTTCTTTTGTAACAGGTTTTAATGCACCACCTAATGATGTCTTTAACAGGTTTGTAAGAACACTATCATCTTTAAATACTTCAGCGAATGTATTCCAACTTTCATCTGTACTTGTATCTTGTATTGATCTTAACTCTCTACCTAATTTTATATCGTCAAACTTTGATGAAGATCCTATCGCATTATCTAGCAATCTTATCTTATCTTTTTTCTCTTCATTGACTTCTTGAACTTCTGCGCATAATACTTCATCCCATCCTAACTCAATTAAAGCTAACCTTCTAGTATGCCCTGCAATGATAACGTTATTTTTATCTATCAGTATTGGTACATTGAAACCGTAATTCTCTATTGATGTTTTAGCTGCATCTATTGCTTTTTGCGTAATCACTCTATGGTTATGCTCATAAGGGATTAAGTCCTCTAATGGTACTATTCTTTGTTTAATTTTCATATATCAAATGCTTCACCGTTTTTTTCTTTGTGATCTTTTCTTAGTTTGATCTGTCTCTTCATCTCCCAACTTTTGCTGTACTCTCTATCTTTAAATAGTTTTGAGAATCCTGTTATATGTTTTAATCTTACAACCTCTTCAGACTCCATACCTAATTCGTTAGCGATCTGTTCATCTTCCCATCCTTCGTCTAATAACTTAAATACCATTTCGCTCATTGATACAACCGAGTGAGTACCTCTAGCTCTGTTATGTCTTACGGTACTTGCCATACGATCATTAATATCTTTTTCTAATACTACAACAGGTAACTTCCCATTCGATGTCTCCTGAATATGTTTGTATGATTTCATTATAGTAGTTCTGTGAAAACCATCCACAATAACGTATTTCTTTTTAGCTTCATCATACACAACTACAACAGGTTGAGTGTAACCATCATTTTCAATAGACTTTAAAAGTAATTGCATTTCCTTCTTTGCAACTGAGTTAGGGTTGTAATCATTTGCCTCTACATCTTCTATGCTTACCCACT